GTAGCTGAGTATGGCATACCAGTGTCTAGGTTCCATTGGATAATTGATGCACGGTAGTAGTCCTTGCTTCCACCGTTCTTATCCGTCTTGCGGTACCGTTCCAGCGTAAACTCACCCCAAAATTTGGAGTACGCGTCAGTATTGTTATATGAGTATTCCTTCTTGTAGGTTTCGATATACTTCTTAACTGCTTTAGACTTGGTCTTAGCTTTTGGCTTAGAGACTTTCTTGGTACTCTTACCACCGGATTTCTTCTTTACCACCTTTTTCTTAGTAGACTTTTTCTTCTTAGTCTTCTTGGATGACTTCTTAGCAGCCGACTTAAATGCCTCTCGCTGAACTGTGGACATGTAAGAACGGCTTGCCTTAGTGTTTTTCTTTTTGCTAGATGATGATTTTACTTCTTTCTTCTCGAATGGAATCTTGACGAAAGTAGTGCCTAATTTTTTGTACGTATCGCGCTGAGATCCATTACCTCGGTTATAGAAGATGGTGTAATACTTGCCACTTCCAGACTTGAATGAAGTCCCCAGCTGAATATAGGCCACTGGCATACGCCCATGGTCGTAATCCTGAATCCCCATACGGCCACGAATCTGACCGTCATTGTCCAGTAGATAAGCCTCAACTTTACCCATAGAACGGCTGTTATGGGCACCGGTTTGTTTTTCGTGATGCAATCGAACTGATACCTTCCAGTAAGGCGTAATTCTAGGCAATCCGTTATGGAGCACGGCAGGACCGTAGAAGTCCTTGTGCTTACCTCTGGTCCCCCAGTTGTAGTGTCCTTTGTTATCTTTGGCTACCATGATTGAATTGCCGTGAGCAGTTGCTTTACCGTCTAAATCGCCGCGATATGGCACAATTGACTGCGTGCTAGTGCCGGCTTGGAACCATGTCGCCATTGTATTACAAGGGTCGTCCACTTGGAGACGTTGGTGAGCCGACATTAACTCAGTTACGCCCTCTGCATTGGTAATCGTGTTTCCTTGATTCGTGTTGTAACCAATTGCCACGTACTCGGCGTTTGTCTCATACCCGACGTAATACAGAGGTTCTTTAGGGATGATATGGATTATCGGCTTGACTGTCATATTTCCTTCCGGAACAATCGTTTGGTCGTTATTGGTAATCTGAATGCTCTTGGTCGTCATGAAGCCACGTGGATCAGCCAGCATGAACGTCAGCGTGGTCTGACAGTCCTGTACACCATCATTAATGAATGTTGGCGTAGGAATTGCTGTGAAGTGACCATAGTACATCACGTCCGGATCGTCATTAAAACGCAGTGGATACTGCGTCTCAATATCATCAGTCGTGTTGATGAGAGCATTCGTCAAGTTCCTAAGCTTCCGGTTATATTCATCACGGTCTTCGGCCATGATTGTAATCGGAATGTCAAATTGGCGCTCACCGTAATGGGTGCCTAAATAGACGCCCCCATAACGTGCTGGGACGTCTTGATAAGACTCTGTCATGTTGGGTGCTAGTGGCTTGCTTACGTGGCCTACGATTAGCTCTAGGTCATCCCATGAGTTAAAGCCACCGGTTCCGTCCTCATCAAACGCGTAGTCAAACGTGTCTGAATATTTGATTCTAGCCAAATGGAGTCCCCCTTCCTAAATTACGATTAACACGTGCTTGCTTGTTGTGCTTATTGATTACGCTGATAACATCGCTTGAACTAACAACCGCCGGTACAGGGTTGCTTTGGCCTGATACAAGCTCACTCAGTAGTCCAATCACGGAGTCCAGCTTGTCACTAAGCTTCTTAATTACACCGCCGTCATCGCTAGAAGCTGTCTGACCAGACTTGTTGTCCAGCCCATCGCGTTTAGCCATCATTGCGGCAGTCTTGCCAAGCAACTCATAGCCACGCGACTTCTTAAGCTGTGACATCGGAATAATCATTTCAGGCATGTTGTGCTCACTGATATGGGCAAGCTTCTCCGTAACGCTCAGGCCGCCGTTAGCGTACCAGTTATGACCATTACGGAATGCCAAGGCTTTGTCAGCAGTACCATATCGGCCACTAATATACTTCTTCATGGCACGCAATTGAGCAACCGCGTTGGTCCGCCAATTCTTGCCACCTTTTTCAAGATTGGCAATCGTGGTTTGTGGTAACCCATGATACTGCCCGTTAGCCGCATTAAGCCGCCAGCCAGATTCCTGTGTGACAATCGTGTTGATTGCATTCCACCAGGATTTAGGCATGCCAGCTTGCTGCATCCAGTGCTTACGGCTACCAGTTGGAGCCGGTGCATCACCACTACCAGAACTGTCAGCAGCCTCAGTTAATGGCTCAAGGAACTTCTTTACCCAGCTCAGGACACCGGAGTGTTTAAGCTGTTTAGTTGCAAACTTGCTTAAGCCACTAGAAATCTTCTTGGCCGCTTTGTTTCCGAAACTACCATGTAGTTTAGTGACATCAAGCCAGCCTCTTGTAGAACCACCTCCATGACTCCACAAACCTTCTGTAGATGCACCGACGTGGACATGTGTACCAGATGGACCTAGCTTAGCGATGGCTTGCCCTTGTTTGACATGCTCGCCCTTATGAACCATAATCTTCGCACCAGAGTTAGACTTACCATTCAGTTCCTGATAAATCAGACTAAGTTTGCCACCTTTAGTGTCAACATGTTGCCCAATACCGCTGCTACCGCCCCATCCGGATGGGGCTCCACCAACACCAGTGACAATTGCATCTTGCATAGCATGGACAACCTTAGCACCACTAAAATCATTACCATCGTGGCTAGAGTATCCACCACTTACACCGGATCGGTGGCCAAATCCAGAAGTCTTGGTCCACCCTGCACCAGGCGAATGAAGTACTGGGCCACCTCCACCAGATGAGTTTGCGGCGCCATCAATAACATTCCATGCTGCTGACCACCACTTCTGACCCTGCTTCTTGACTTTCGAATTAGCTAAGTGAGCATAGCTCTTGGCTACTGTCCCCTTTAATTTCCCGAAGTCAGGATTGAAAACAGAGTTAAAGCTCTTCGTAGAATCTTTAGTGAATCCAGAGATAGCCTTGAGCTTGTCTTTCAATGAGCCAAATGCTTTCTTAAAGAAGCTACCTACCTTGCCAGCAGTCTTGAACAGGCCGCTAAGCAAACCGGTACCACTAGAAAAGTGCATGATTCCTAGTTGGCTCATTAGCTTAGTCTCAGAGGCGTTTAGAACCTCAGCACCGGGCTCTAACATCTTCATGGTGTTAGTACCCTTAATCAGTTCTGTAAGCCCATTAGGGTGTAGTACAGCCTCCTGGTTGCCGGTTTCTGGTGAGTCATGTCCGTCATTAAGAACTGATAGAGTCGGCTTAGTAATAGCTCGGCGCATATTGCTAAAGGCACCAGTACCAGAAGCATAATAAGCAGCAGTGATAGGAGATAGCGTATTAGTACCACCGTACTGTTTAAATACTTGGTTCTGACCTTTAATAACGCTCTTGTTCATGCTGCCAAGCATCTTATTGATCCACTTGCCAACACCAGTTTTGATGTCATGCCAAGTGGTATCGTAATTATCCTTGGATTTCTTGTTATTCTTCTTGGTGTTTGCGTATTGGTCAGCTGACTCTTTAGTTACACCCTTGTTCTGCTTGTGAGCGTAATCCACAGTGTCATCGTACTGGTTTTTGGCTTTCTTAACGGTATCCTTCTGCTGCTTATACGCGGCTGCAATGGTGTTATCACGTTGCTTGCGGGCATGCTCTTCAATCTTCTTCCGCTGGTCTTTAGCGTACTTGGTGTTGCCCTTGTACTCTTCCTTAGCGGCGGCAACGGTCTTCCAATACTTCTTGTTGGCAGAATTAATGGAAGAACTTGCCTGCTTGGCCGCATACTTAGATACTGTCTTATATTCTTTTCGAGAATCAACTACTGCCTGGGCTAGTTTCTTTCTTGAAATTTTGCCTTCTTTATTTTTCATTCCTTCAAGAATAGACACTTGCTTATTTGACGCTAACTTTAGTTTTCCGTTTAAAGTAGTATGCAGTCTTGCTTCCTTGCCGGTAACTTGTGTGGCAAATCTTAGTTCCTGCTTGTTCAGGGCTTTCTTCTTATCAGTTTCGTCTTTCGCAACTTGCTTAGAGTTCTTACCATATTTCTTCTGATCTGCCAGAATCTTACGATTGTATTTCTCAGTTAAAGCTTGACGTGACTGTGCATAGTACTTAGTGACAGCATTTCGGTCTTTTGCATTCATGGATGAAATATGAGTCATCTTAGACTCGTTTTTCTGAATAATAGCTAGACGCTTCTGATACTCAGACTTAGTGATGTCGCCATTCTTATACAGCAGTTTCAGATTCTGCTTGTCACCCTTAATCATGTCTTTGTAGTGATCACGGGCAGTCTTGTTCAGCTTGTCATAGGCAGAGTCGTCAGAGATCTTTGGCACGTGAATCTTCTGGAAGGTTAAGCCCTTCTGAATGGCCTTACCAAACTTACGGCCAATGCTTTCACCAGTGAGGCCACCTAGGCCAGCGCCAATCGCCGTGCCGATACCAGGCATGATTGCCGTACCAATAGCTGCACCAGCAGCAGTGCCACCTAAAGACCCACCAGCCGCACCAACGTGTGACCCGACTGTCTTCTTAGTTGTACCCAGCAAATCAGTACCAGCGTTGATCACATCAAACGCACCAACTGAACCAGCCAACAACTTGCCAGCCTTGGTGACGTTCTTAAACTCGCCTAAACCATGCAACTTAGAGGTTAACCGACCTAACCCACGCTTGGAGCCGTACTTTTCAACACGAGTAAGCTCCTTGACCTCTTTACCAGTGCCACCACCGGCAACATCTTCAAGTGCGCCCTCAGCACTAGCAGTCTTACTTCTCTCAGTGCCACCGCCAATGCCTGAATCAGAATTTTCAGCACGGGCACGACTATTTCGATTGAGGGCCGCAGTTTCCTCGTCAATTGCGGTTGTTTCTTTATTGAGGCCAAATATCTCAGCGGCCTTCCCAAACATATCTTGGAACCCTTGAATAGTCTTTAATCCCTTGTTAAACAGCTTCAATCCCTTGCTAGCCACAAACCAGGTGGCTGCAAACTTGGCAAAGGTATCAGCATTACCGCCGATCATCTTGATAAACGGTTTCAGCAAAGCATTAACGATTTTCAGCGAGTCAATTAGAGTTACGAATCCAATGCCGCCCATGCTCTTGAGTGTGGTAAGTAAGTCTTTAATCTCAGGTGCATTCCGTGCAATAGATTTAGACGCATTAGTCACGCCCTTAGCCAGGCCATTCATCGCTTTATCCATCGCTTGCGGAGCCGACTTGATGCCAAACGCCTTAGCAAATGCCTTTGTGATGACACCAATTCCGGAGTTAGCTGCCTTACCTACTTTGGTGAATTCTTTCTCGGTCCGTGGGTCAGAAACCCACTTGGAAACACCTTCATAGATTGGATTCTTGGCATTGATGATTGGCTTTTCCATGTCACCAAGCAAAGCTGGTACACGGGCCTTAATAGTTCGTTGCATACCGTACATAGTTTTCATCATGTTATCGGCAGCCTGCTTGTACTTGACCAATCCTAAATGTTCAAACGTCTTTTCAAACTCTTTACTACTAATCAGGCCAGCTTTGGTCATGGTAGGCAAATCGGACACGTCAACGCTCTTCATCATCTCGGTGTGTTTCTTCTTAGTCTTCGGGTCAGTGACCGTCGTACCGTACTGAGATTCACCCGTCTTGATTTCATGAGTCAATTGCTTAGCTAAGGCTTCACGGAACATTGGGAAGTATTGGCTAGTCTGGTTCAGTAGTCCTTGTTGGACAGTACCTTTAGACAAGCCGTTAACCATGTCTTGACGGACAGCTAGAGATTGTTGCTTATTGATACCAACGGCATCGGCAAGGTTCAGTGTTGACCGCGTCATCTTGTCTGACTCGTGTTTGTTTGAGTGCAAATGATAGAATCCTTGTTGCAATTCATCAACCAGATCAGTGTCCTGCCCAGTAGCTACAGAGTACTTATTGATCGTCTTGACCATGTCTTTAGCTTTAGCAATTGAGCCAGTCAACGTCTGCCAGGTGGCACCCATCTTCTGCTGACTCATGTCGAATGCGGCACCAGCTTTAATTGCGCCGCCAATAGCTGCTGTGACGTTCTGCCAAGCATTTACCAGGCCGTTACCCAAGAAGTTAGCTGCAAACATCTTGCCGAATAGATGACCAGCCTTATCAGCTCTCTTTGTAGCCCTGTCAGTGGCCGTAATCATGCGATTAATCCCAGTCGGGTGTAACTTATCGTCCTCAGCACGAACCTCACTTAAATCGGTTCGTAGGTGTGCCAGCTTGCTTCCCAGCTCATTGACTCGGATAGACTGTTTGCGATACTCGTCTGAGTCCTTGCCACTAGCTTCGGCGACCTCATCTAGACGTTGCTTCTCGATGGTCAATTCCTTGTTGATGCCATCGTATGAATCACGTAAGCCTTTATGCTTGGCTGACAACGCGGCATCAGTACGTCCCTCAGCCTGTAGTCGTTCCACATAGGCCTTGTTAGCCTCAGTAGCTAGTTTGACAGACCGTTGAACGTCCAACACTCCAGAACGAAAAAGGTCAGCTGACTTCTTAGCACGCTCTTGCTGTGCTGACAAGTTGCCGATCTCCGTTTTTGCTCTGTTAATTTGATTCTCATACCGGACGTAGGCTGAACGCCCTTTCTCGGTCTGTAAGTCCAATCCCTTCTGTTGCTCACGGAGCTTGGATACAACCGCCTTCTGGCCCTCAATGGCTTTATCGGCATCCTTGACCTTGTGAGTGTACGCCTGCATGATACCTTCACCAGAACGAATCTCAGTAAAGTTTGATTTCATGGCTGTTTTAAGCAGCTTAGCTTCATTCCGCAGCTCTTTTAGGGAACGCGTCATGCCACCATCATCTAGATCAATTCCGAATCTATAGCCTTGAATCTCGTCCATTTATACTCCTCCTTCCTTACATTTTGTCTGGTGCTAGGCCAATCCGTTTGAGCATCTCCATTGGATCCTCAGGGCGTTCCTTAGGGCTTCTAGCTTGAAGAATCTGTTGCATGCGATAGTAGTCCGTGCTGTCGAAATCAATTGGAGCCATTCCTTTTTCAACCATCATTTGCTGAGCAGAATAATCGAAGTTTTCAATTTGGTCTTCTAAGGATTTGATTCGCTTACGGATTCTTATTTTGGGTCTGGCTCATCTTCCTTATCAGTATCCGGTTCGTCCGGGTTAACGCGTAATAGCTCAGATTGTAGTCGCATCGAAAGATTAGCAAGTCCGTTTTGAGTTAAATCTTCTAGTGAATCTTTTTGCTTTTTGCTAAGCCCAAGAGTTGTAGCCAAAAAATCTTCTGTATCATCCATGTACTTAAGCATTCCATTAACGCGTTCTTCTGCTTCATCAATGGTTTCTGGATCGCTGTTCATATCCATCGCCACAACCTTGGCCTGCGTTAATTCCAAAGCCAGCACCTTACGAATAATTTTATTCGTTGGAGCAACTTTTTTAGCTCGGTTGATTCCAATTTCTGGTGCTTTGAATTCAATATAATCTGCCATGACTTAAAATTCCTTTCTATACTAAAAAGCCGCCCCATCAGGTATTGTGAATTTAATAGGCGACAAAGTTCTATTCTCTTTAGACAGACGGCGTGCCAGAAGCCGCAACGCCAAATAATTCTTGGTCAATCACACTCTGTTCAAACCCAGTATCGCCATCGTAATAGATCCGCCCGACCTTGTTGGCGTCATTAGCAAATGGCGTGAAGGTCAATGCATCGTTAACACGGGTTTCATTTTCGTTGTTGGTAGCCAGTGCAATATCACCAGCAGTCATGTAACCATCGTAGAATCCGAAGTGGACCCCACCACCAGCGACCGTATTGGATACTAATTCCATTGCCAAATCTGTTGGGTGACCTTCTAGGTCAAACCCACCTTTGCCATCACCTTCACGGCCTAATACCGCTGCCAGTACCAAGTGATTAAGGAAGTTAGCGGTGAACGCAATGCTTGGCTGTGCCTTACCTACAGAGATATCAGCAACGGCGTTATTCCCCCAAACCCGCGTTACAGATGGCGCTAACCCGCTGAGGTTAGCCGTTGCAACACCACCATCAATCTTGGTTGACACCGTGTAGATACCGTTAGCGTCCGCACCAGGGATTCCTGCATCCCCATTAAGTGCCTTACCAGTAGTGGGGTCAATCAATGCCAGGCGGGCACTGTCAACACCAATGTAGCCACCATCTTTTGCCTTTAAAACAGGATCTGCCATTTAAATCTCTCCTTTGTTATGATTAAATTTCATCGTGACCATCATTTGCTGGTCATCAGGGCTCATGAAGTGACCGGTGTCACTAAAGCAGTAATATCCGGCTATTCTCATGAGTCTCTTTAAACTGTTTTCCAAGCTATCCATGCTTAGTGAATAATCCTTTGGATAGTAAATCTGAATCTGCGGCTTCTGAGCCAGATTAGTTGGATTGTTATTTCCGTATCCAGACTCGTCATTTGCAATTTCTGTAATCAAAAAGACAGGCTTATCGTCTGTCTTGTCAGTCGGCGGAATCGTGTAGGTGTGAATGTTCACAGCGGCGACTCCATCTAATTTTTCAATTTGCTTAACGAGTACGCTGCGAACGTCAGCAGCTAGTGTCATTTGCCCACCTTCTTATCCATTGATTGCTTAAGAGAACCATAGACGGCTTTAGCAACCTGGCCTTTAGCCTCTCGCTGGGACTGCTCCCAAAAGTGTTTACCTTCAACCTTGTCATAATTTGACTTCTTGCTTCGACCGTAAGGTGCCTTAGGTTGCCAACCATCGTTGAGAATTCGGCCAATATAGCCCTTCATGCCTTTCTTAGTGAATCCGACCACTATTGACCCATTTGCGTTCTCAACGGTAATTAATGAGTCTCGCAAGTGGACGAATTCGCCTTTACGTAAAACATACCGATATGGAATCTTTGGTTTCATAACCTTCTCGAACTGCTCAGCGCCGACCTTGTTGGCCTTAAATCGTTCATCACGTCCAAAGCCATCGGCTAGGTTATCCAGTAGCCTATCAAAGCCAGCTTCATTCTCAATTCGGTTAGCCATGCTTCGTTACCTTCTGACATGTAACTAGGTCAAAGCCATTCGTCTGTGAGCCATCGTCGGCCGCGATGTTGGCAACCTGGTAAACCTGGTCACCACGCTTAACCAGCATTGACTCCGTCACCATTTCGTTATGGCGAATAAAAAAGACAACCGCGTTAGTAATTCCCACGCCTGCCATCGTCAATTGTTGACCAATGTTGAGTGACCACTGACCGGCCCAGCAACTAAACTGCTTACCAAAAACTGACATCGGTTCACCGGTGTTAGGATTGCTTGGACCATCTACCCAGGTGCCAAAATCTAGTCGAAACGTCATACGAGCTGGATTAATTGCTTTCGCCATTTTGTCCCTCCTCATACTTAGCGTATAACCCCCGTAGCTGTCCGATAATGGAGTTTACAGGGAGGTTGACACTGATTGTGGTCGTCGATACCAGTGAGCTACGAACATTGTAATACGAGCTTGCTAGTGCCATCACAGCTACGTCGTAAAGCTCAGCGACACCATCGGCAGTGTAAAAGTTCTCTACATCCGTGCCAATTGCATTCTTGACATAGCTTTGTGCAGCCGTCAGATAGCCATTCAGCATATCGTCATCAGCCGTGCCATCAATCCGTAGTGAATTTTTCAAGCGGTCTAAAGTGACCATTAGACACCTCCTACTCGCTTTCTACGCCAGAATCATCGGTTGACGTAGCTGGTGCATTAGGGTCAATCGGTGTGACTGTCACGTCAGCCGACCGGTCCGACTCACCAGCATTGTTAACTGATGCCGCTTCAAACGTATACTGTACGCCGTTCGCCAAGTCGCTCACGGTTCCCGTTAGCTGGTCGCCCAGTTCAATAGCAACCATATCCGTGTCAGTAGCACTGGCATAATACATGCGGTAACTGGTAACAGCTGACCCAGCATCGTCACCCGGCGTGATTGTGTAGCTAACTAGCCCGTTACCAGCCGTTACAGCCAGCGTAGGTGCACTAGCTGGTTCGTCAGCAGTCACAATGTCGTCAACTGCGTGCATTTCAGTAGTCCCAGTCGGCGCCACCTTATACCCCAGATACGTCGTGTTTGGCACTAAGTCTGGGATTGTGATGGGACTAGTGACGTTGGTTAGCACGGCCTTGCCATTTGAATCATACACATCAAATCGTTTAGCCAATTAGATCACCTACTTAGATGCGGAGTCATTAGTCGCTGGGGCTACGGCGCTTGCAGCAAAGTTAGCTGTCTGGTCAGCAATTGCAGAGAATGATCCAGCAGCCATTGCACCGTCATCAACTGACTCCGTGTCGAATCGGTCAATCACGCGAATCCAAGTTTGGTCCTTAGCAAACGCATCTCCACCCTCAGTGGTTGTTGCAAGGCTCATACTTTCAAGGTCAAATAAAGTAACCGCCGCATTCAAGTACCCATAATAGAGTGGGTGAACACCCTTAGCTGTATCTGGTAACCAGTTATCTGATACAACCTTTACCGGTTTGTCATCAATAACCTTGGGAACATTGCCTTGTGGATCACGTTGAATCATGTAATCGCCCATAGCATTTTTGACTTTCTTAATGCTCGTCCAACCAGACACATTGGTAACGAATACGGATAAATTAGAGATAGCAGGATCTAAGGTTCCGTCTGCTAAGTCAATAACATCGTCCCACTTAGAAATGGTTGGCTTCTTGGAAGCCGCATTAAATACGGATAAAATCTTTTGGTTACGAGTAACGACAACCTTCTTCGCAATCCACTTTACCAACCAAGTAATAATATTTTCATCAGAATCCTTAATTAAAGAGTTGGTTGCCTTATTGATTCCGCCGTACCGCTTAATTTTGTACGTGATTGTCTTTAAACCAGGTTCATCGTTATCTGGAATTGCCGCATCTTCATCATCAAGTTCTACTAAAGCGTCCATTTTACTGAATAGTTCAATAACACGAGAACCGCTCTCAGTAGAAACTTTTTCAACATTGACAAGAGGTTGCAACACATCAAATTCACGAATCAATGTATTAATTCGTGTCTGCACATCTTCGGGAATCGTTAATCCCGCGTTAGAACCGGTGGTTGAAGAAGTCGTTACCAAGTTCAGGCGTTTTACCTGTCCTTTAAGCAACTTACGGATGCCAGCTGCAAAGTGCTTGTGTCCATTGGCATCCGTGTCATGCGCTGCAATAGGACTAGGCTCTTGGTTCCCAGATTCCAATGCATCACGGGATGCTTCCAGTTGGTCATGCAATGCATCGCGCCGCACAACCGCATTATCACGTTCCGCTTTCATATCCTTAAACTTGCCTGCGTCAAAATTGTCGTCCAGTACTGCGGCGTTCAACTTATCATTTAAATCTGATACCTTTTGCCCTTGAGCAATCCAGGCATCGTTAATTGCATTAATGCTATTAGCCATAATTGGCCTCCTTTAATTTTTGCCCATCAAAATAGCCAGCTTACGTGATTTCAAAGAATCCGCAGGCTGACTATTTTTATTTGGATTTTTCTGTGGTTCAGGTTGCGGGCCAGCTCCACCCGCTTTGCTAATCAAGTTCAGCAGCTTATTCACTGCTGACTTAGGCAACATTGGCGAACTACTGTTGACCACCTGTGGTGCGTCGTCATTAACGAACATGATTTCGTCGGCGAAGCCCTTGTCAACGGCCTCTTGTGCTCCCATCCAGGTCTCGTTACTCATGAGATTTAAGACATCAGACTGATTCATACCCGTTTTGGCTTCATAAGCCGCCGCAATAGAACTGTCAATCTTATCTAGTACCCCAGATTCGTGAGCCAAGTCATCAGAGTTGCCTTGCGTACCTGACCAAGCTTTATGGATCATAATTTGGGCTGTAGGTGCAATACTGACCTTGTCACCGGCCATCGCAATCACACTAGCAGCACTTGCCGCCAACCCTTGAACATTTACGTTAACAGTACCCTTGTAGGATTTAAGCATCGAATAAATCTCGCTAGCGGCGAACACGTCACCACCGTTTGACGCAACATTAACCGTCACGTCATCATCAGTGCCGTCATTAAGCACTTCATCCACAGCAGATGGTGAAACTACCTTCATCCCAAAGAAGCCATAGAACCCAGCAGTATCATCGTCATAAATGGCACCCTTAACATTAATCGTTTTCGTTATCTTCACCCCCTTTCGTTGAGCTTGAATCAGTATTGTTGAGCTGAGTTGGTGGCTGCTGAGCTTCAGGCATGTCCTCTGGGAAGTATCCTGATTGCTGTAGCACCCACGTAGCCTGGTTATTTGCTAGTGTCCCGTCCTTAGCCAGACCTGATAGCGTGGTGGCAAAGGCGTCACCAAGCGGGTCAATTGCTGGTCGGATATTGGCAGTGATATGAGCATTCAATTTGTTGTCCAGCTCGCTTACGATAGATTGCATGTAGCGGTTAAGAGCATTGGCGTACATCCCCTTAATCTGCACGATTGAAGATTGCTGGTCACCTTGCCCATTAAGGTAGCTGTCGGGAATTCCAAACACTTTAGCTATCTGGCGGCTGGTCCAGTCAGTCTGGCTTAACAGCTGAGCCACGTTGGCCTTCATCTCTAGAGGCTTGTATTCTTCCAGTTGGTCCAGTACTACCGGACCACTATCAGAGGCGCTAACCTGACGCATAAATTGTCGGCTACGTGCAGCTTTCTGCTTACCGTCAAGCAATCCACCGTGTTGAATGGAAAGTACCCCAGGTGAGCTGATAGACCGCTTTAATGCTGACAGTGTCAAGTTATTGGACGTGTCTTTGATGTTGAGCTCATCAGATAGTGCGGCCAATGGGCTAACGCCTGTCATACCACCATTTTGACTAAGCAACCGTAAGTGAATCATGTCGCCCTGTGGCACGTATTGGAGTACACCCAAGTTAGGCTCATCAAACGTAACCGTGTAGGTTAACCCGGTTCCATCGTCTAGTAAGTACGTGCTGACTTGGCTAGGTCGCAAGTATTCCCATCGCTGATCAATTCCATTTCGACTATGCCAGCGATACGCAAATGCTTCACCACCTAGCAGCAGTTGGGCATACATGCTTTGCCAGAAGGCATGATGGTTGCTGGTTGCGCTCGGATTGTCTAGCATTCCCTGAGTACGTGGCATGCTTGATTTCAGAACCACGGTTGATAGGTCGCTAGACAGCTGGTTTACAGCTGAATAGATGTCTGAATTCTGTAACGCCGTTTCAGCACTGATATACTTCCCAGCCTTCCCCGGATTCATGAAATTAATAATGTCCGGGTCAGAAAATCCAATTGATTGTTTACCGACTGTCAGCGAGTTCTTAACCTTAGTTGGTGGTTCAAAGAATGGCATCGTTAATCACCCCCTTTCTGATTATTAGCGGCAATTACCTCGGACAGCCAGCCAACTACTGCTGCTGTCAGCGCCAGAGCGAACACGCCCCATGCTTTACCCATCAAAAAAGCTCCATAATCGCCCAAGCCTAAGGCAATTACGAAGCAAATAACGTCAAAATAGTTCCAAAATCCGCTTAAAATCCGTTTAAATATCGTTGTCGTCACCTCCTAAAAGCCCTGATTTAGGGTCATTGAACCAATTAAGCACCTGCTCATCAGTCATACGATCTACCTGCTTATCAGGATTATTAACATCAGAAAAGTCTTCAAAGTCATACATCGCTTGGAATCCAGCGTCAATCAGGGCGTCGACCACGTCAATTTTCAATGTGGCTTGTGCCTTATCAACCTGGATACCAATGCTATCTTGCTTGGTCTCAGCGTTAAGTAACGCCTTTTCCATAATTTTATCGTCCAGTCTAGTAAACGAGCCTTCAACGAAACCGGTTTGTAGCCATTTCGTTGGGTCCTTAAGTTCACTAGTCCGTTGTCGAATGGCTTCAAGCGGCCAGCCCGAATTAAGTTCCAGTTGCTTAATCATTGTGGTGGCGTTCCAGGCGTCGTATCCGAAGAAAACGACTTGCAGATTATGCCGATCAACGTATGCACGTAGCCACTGATAAACCTGGTCCATGTTAATTAATCCTTGTGGGTGGCTGGTAATCGTACAGAATCCCTTCTTAACTAGTTCACGGTAGGCAATACCATCTTGCTTTTCTTTGGCTTCAATAGAACCCGCCTTTTCCCACGGAATGAAGGAATGCTGGTACAAATGCCACTTCTGCTTACCGTCCTTATCTGTATATGGAAAGATGAAGCCAAGCGCTGTATTGTCACTAAACATTGAGTAATCAAATCCCAGGTAAGCTCGCCGCCCGTCAACATTAAAGCTTGGGATAATTGGCTTATTGACATCAGCTAGCTTGAGATAACTATTAGCTGACTGTTGTAGCCACATATTCAGGTTCTTATTCTGGAAATCTCCCAACGTTCCTGAAAGAGCATCAGAATCCCGCTTATCAAGTAGTCCATCCATCAGAACTTTATGCTGACTCTCCAAATCAAGAAGTGGATTACTCTTAACCCACGTTTCAGGCTTGTAAGTCTCATCTAGACTGTCCTGGCACCAGACAAGCCCCAGGAATGTATCGGCCTCACGCAAGTAGTCCTGCTCCATGGCTTGCTGAATCATCTTTTCATCTTCATGGAATGGGACAGTTGGATCAGGATAAGCCGTTGAAATCTCAACGAATTGCTTGTTCGCAACCTTAACTTGTCCGGAAACAATCTTAGAAATCTTCTGGCGGGTCTTAATTTCACCAATCTCATCAAATACAGCAGTAGTGAAATGGAAACTATCGTACTGCCCAGCCTCATGACTGATGGCCCGCAGTTTGTTATTAGTTTTGCTCATAGCCACTGTATCAGCCTGTGACGCGAATGTTCGGCTATCCAGCCCGTTCTCTTTCATGAATGACTTGAAAGGCTCAATGGTAGCAATTTGGGCCAACATTGACTTGATATACCCAAGGATTTTGCTGGTCTGCTTGAAGTTGATGGAACTGACTAAGTAATCTTGATTAGACAATCCAATTGATTCGACTAGGAAGCTGTACGCAACGATGATTGCCATCAGATAGGTCTTGCCTTGCCCACGAGCAACAGAGACAATGGCATGAGTGAATCGCTTGCCACCTTCTCCATTCCGCCAACCCATTAGCTGAGTCATAATAAACTCTTGCCAAGGCATCAGCTCCGTTGGTTCCCCTGTATCTACATTGGGGCAAATTGCAGCAAACTTTAGTATCTGATTGGCTTTCTTAAAAGAGTAGTGGAATGGGAAATCCGGGCTGCCCTGTCGCTGTAAATCTCTCAAGTGGCGAAAAGCTGCTAGCTGAATCAAGTACCCAGCGGTAATCTTCTGGTCCAGTACGTTGAATGCGTATTGCGTACCTGCGTCCGTGTACTGAGTTCGGATGGCCGACCAATCGATTGACCGATAAGCCCCCAGCACGTCATGAGTCTGTGTTAAATCAATCTTCGTGGTAAACCACCTCCTATCCTAGGAATTCCTTCATTTGCTCAGCAGCGCTTTTGCTGTCCTTTGAATCATCTGGAATAACAATCTTCAACAACTCGCTTCGTGACTTAGGCGATAACCCCAGTTCAGAGCCAATCTTCGTCAAGTTACGTACCGCTGAATCATAAATTTGTGTCATTGGGTTACGCTTATACCCTACAAAGTCATGAGCTATCACCTTTCCGGCCGCATTTTGAATGCTCTTATAGATTGGCTGAACCTCACCGTTCTCCAAAATGTGATCGTAGGCATTTCGGTAAATCTCGTACTGCGTTGCGTACATTTCGACTAACGCAAAGTCGATTCGCTTCACCGAAGATTCTTGCTCTAAAAAAGGCACCACTTTACGCCACACGGCTTTTGCCTGTGTTCCTAAGTACTTGGGAGGCGTGCCTGCTAAACGGCCTCCATTGGCGTCTTTGAACTGTTTTTTGACCACTTGCACACCTCCCTTCTGTTTTTACTCAGCCCCCTTGCCTGAAAGCACTCCAAAACGGCTTCCGTCACAAAGTGATGGTAGTGTGTGCGCTCTTCTGTGGCCCGTTAGGGGGCGGGGGTTGAATTTATATTTCCATCGTGTGTAATTAGTCATGACTGTTTAAATGTCTCTTAGAACGTCTTAGAATAGCTCTCGTGACTAGTAATAAATTGTAAAAAGGCTATGACTTCCAAACACAAACATATTCAAGGCCACTATCCATTTCGCGCTGCGCTCTATAACTCGTTGCTTTGATTTCATGCAATAATTTTTCTCGCTGTTTTAATGACAGATGTGAGATTGGATAGATACAGGTGTCATGGTCGTTCATGTAATTAAGAATCTCTGTAGTAATTTTCTTAACAGAGTATGAGCACTGCCTACCCCATTCCTTATGAAAATCAATACCTAGGCCACTAATTTCTTGCCCACCATATTTTGCAACTACCATTTTTTAGTTCCCCCATTCATCAGTACTACAGCACTTTGCACGTCACGAATCTCTGGTACTTGATTGAGCTTGTTTCCTTGGCCAGTACCGTAGTACCGCTGTTCCCAATCAGTCTTAGCTCTATGGCACTTACCACA